AATATATTCTATTACCGATTTTAGAGAAGTGTGTGATTGTTATGTCCAAGTCATAATATGACCACGCAGATATTTTTTTGGAAGGGAAATACGAAAATACATACACCCTCGTTCCGACAGCCAGCCAGAAGCGACCATCAAGTGGTTCGATAACAGCTACGGCAGCGGCTATCTGAGCAGCAGTTAATGTGTTGAGGAAATCCCTCACGTGGGTATCGATAGACGTGCCAACGTCGGACACATAAGCTGAGTTTGAGCTGTCCCTGGCTTTGATCGATCTAACACCTGTTGCTGCAAGGTAGAACACGTCATTGTTACCATATGAGATAACCGAACCTGACGCTACAGTGCCGGTATTCTGTAGTGTTTGTAGGAATCTGTTATCAGCGGAATCCTCAGAAATACTCTGAATACGGATGTTGTTTTCAGAAAATATCGCCATCAAACCTTGGTATTCTGCTGCGGCAGTCAATGTCTCGCTACCAGCAGTTTCAGATGCCATATTGATGAAACCAGGGTCGATACCTGATATCCACTGTGTAGGACCTAATAGTGCCGAGAAATAGAGGTTGTTGGATGCGGTGCTGTATAATTTTTTCTTGAATGTCAGGGCTGTCGTTCCAGTTCCTGAAGCCGCACCGGTCACGGAATAAACTTCTGTTGAATCTATAGTAACAGTGAATTGGTCGAGTGTCTCGAATGTTCCGCCCACCGTTACGGTATAAACTTGTGCCACAGGTGAAACGGCTGTCACACCATTTGCCATATTAGCAGTCGCTGCAGTGATATCTCCACCAACTGTGCCGCCTACGACAAAGCCATTCGGCCCTGCGCCAGTACCGGCAATAGCAGTAATAGTTATAAGCGGACCACTAGAAGTGACTGTGTATTCAGGTGATGACGAGTATGTATTACATTGTGCCGCAATTGCTGCTGCTGTGACCGTATTAGATGTGGTCCAATCCACAGACGCACCCAAGATATCCACACCATTAACAGTCAGGGTGTTCAGCTTATTTACACCAGGATTCGATGTACCACCATTTATTTGAAATGCACCAACTGACAATACTTCTGCTACGGTTACGACGTTCGCCACAGTCTCAAGCGCAACAAGTGTTTCATCGGGACTAGAGCCGTTATTCACTGTTTGGGTGGTTAATGTGAAAGGTGTGCCAGCAGTAGATGCCGTAACTGTTACGACCGCAGATGCGACAGATGCGCTTACTACTGCCGAGTTGTCGATTGCCGCCTCAAGAGCTGACGCAACTGCATCATTTGAACCGATCGTTGATGCAAGAGTATCCCAATCTGTAACACGAGCAGTATTATAGAAATGGTAAATATTACCATCACTAAACTCAGATATAGAATAAAGTTGACCATCATATGCTTGTCCATCTAATACAGAGGTTATGACCGTTGAAGGGGTCGGATGTTGAGTTAATATGTGAGTTACCCCTGAAGGTACGTTTCCGGCCTCTGACGCATCATATCCGACAGTATAAAGGGTGTCATTTATTGCAAACAACCCTTTCGTGGTGGAAGGGAACTCATTCCCTGAGATTTTCACAAACGACTTCATGCGCTCAATATCACCACCCCTAGTCAGATGGGCGTTTTTAATGGTCCAGGCAGAGCCAAGCTCCGCAACTACTCTTGAGCTACGGCTTCGGTCCATTCCTAATCTAAAATCCTGAACTTGGATATAGGCCATATTAACTAACCACTATCTTTATTTTGTTTTGATCTGTATTTCTCCATCCACCTAGACCCATTTGCACAGGAGGTGAACCTTTACGAGTATTTCGTCTAAGGGTTGCCAGTCTCTTATTTGCTTGCTCAAGTTTAGCCTGAGCATCAGCAGATCCTTGACGAGCCAACATTTCAGCGGCAACATAAAGAACAATCAACCGATCATCGAGATCAGCCCTATCAGATTCTTGAGTTAATGGTGACAGGGATTTTCTACCCCAGAGGTATAATGTTTGAATATCGTCATTCGGTATGGGCCACATTTCGATCTGCTCAGTATTTCCTACACTTGTCACACCACCAATCATACCCAAAGTACTAATCTCTGCGGTGACATCTCCTCCAACTGCACCACCTGTAGCGAAACTATTAGGTCCAGCACCAGTACCTGCACGAGCAGTGATAGTTACAACCGCACCACTAGAAGTGACTGTGTACTCAGGTGATGACAAATATGTATCACATTGCAACACAATTGCTGTTGCTGTGGCCGTATTAGATGTGGTCCAATCCACAGACGCACCTAGAATTTCAACAGTGTCAATCGTTATGGATGTTATATTATTCACACCAGGACTTGATGTACCACCAGTTACCTTGAATGTGCTAGATGCCAATACTTCGGGTATGGAGGCATTGTTCCGTACATCCCACTTCAATGAAGGGGATGATTTTTCGGGAGTGGAGGCATTACTATCGAACTGTGAATAATCTCTCGGCTGAATACCACGTTTAATCTTCTGATAAACGTCGTTATAATTGAGTGAAACCTCTTCGATGTTATCGAAGGGTAAGTCTGACGGAAAATCGTAATAACGCTGACCATTGGCAAGGGTGACGGTTCGCTGGACATTCATGAAGGGCCAGTCGTAGTCATCATAAAGTGTTTCCTGAACACGACGAATATGCTCCTTGATATTATCAAGTTCACCAACACCGACAGCCACATTTTGGGTACGACCTGTTTCGGCCCGAACCTGAGCTATTAATGCCAATAGTTGTGTGTTACGTGCCATAAGTCTACCTCATAAGGTCAGCCACATCCACTTCTGCTTCGGAAAACACTGTTTCTTCACGATCGAACTCAACCTGATCTTTAGGCTGATTCATACGAACACTAGGGTCTTTACTCTTCTGACGTGCAACATTCATGATATCTTCTTCATTAATTTCAGAATCGTCGAATAGACCATATCTTTCCATTAGATGTTCCGGTAAACGATCAGGTAAAACGCCCAACGCACCGAAGATATTATCAATAGATTGCTCCCTCTTAAGAAGGGCATTGTCGTAGAGTGACTGAAGACGCTGTTTCTCGTCCATCATGCGAACTTTCGCTTGCTTGATGTATCTTACATTGGTGATTGCGTCCCCACCGTGAACAAATTGAAGAACCAATAATTCGGGCGCAGATAAAATCTTAACAACCTCATTCATTGTGTTTCCGTTTAGACGAACTGTAGCTTTGTAATAGTACATAATTTTCATTGCCTCGTACAAGATTTAAAAAATTTGGGACGATGTGGCGAACACCGCCCCACTTAGTAATATAGTATAACTAGCCAGCGAACTGAGCAATACCTAAGTAATCAGGATCAGGTAGTGCAACAATTATCTCAAACACCTTAGCACCATTTGCTGCAGAGTTGGGATCATATGTACCCCTCACATCACCAGATGTTGCCGTTCCAGTCGTCGAGACACCACCAACTAGTGTTCCAGCAGTGGCAGCAGCATTGCTTTCCACTTCCGCAAGTATGCGTCCAGCACCAGAAACATAAACTGGTAGCCCTAGAACATCACCTGTTCCGACAAATGCACCATTTGCAATGGTAGCACCAGAGGAAACACAAGCTGTGATAGTCTTAAACGCTTTCTTACCAGAAACAGCAGTAGTGCCGTTCAGTGTAATTGCCTCAACTACAGTGTTACCATACTCGTCCGTACCAGTGAAGGTAAGAACCGCAGTATCAGCACCACCAGAGTCAACCACAATATTACGTGGAACATCAAGGGTTGCCACACCACCGGATGTTAGATCACCATCAAGAGTAACAGCACCAACAGCACCATTATAAGTCTCAAGAATACCATCCACATCAATAGCGTCTGGCGCACCAAGATTGATCGTAGCCAAAGTAGTAGCTGAAGTACGTTTAACGTCAGACTCTTCGATCTTGGTAGCGACCTCACCATCGTCAGCACCAAGTTCGTTGAACTGAACATTAACTCTTGCACCAACAGGTATAGTCGTTGAACCAAGATAAGTAACAGTGATTATGGATGAACCGAAGCTAACAGTGAAGTCAGACGGTGAAGCCAATAGACTTTGAAACTTGTCTACCCATAATTTATGCCCAAAGGCAGCGAACGATCCGGCGTTGGTATTAGTAGGGTACGAAAAAGTAATCGTGCCGCTAGTAGCAACTGCAGAACCGACCGTAGTTTCAGATGTTTTAAACATAATAAAATTCCTCTTGAAAATTTCTAAGTCGGTTAAAGTAGTATGTTCACGACACCAATGTCGTGAACATATGTATTAATTACGCAATAGACATAACACCAGAAGTGTTACGTTGTTTGCAAATTAGGCCGCAAACATCAGTCACCGCACGATACATAACATATTTGTCATGTGGACGAGCAGGGCTGTGAAGCTTGTTGCGTTCGTTCTTCATATACATTGGATAGATTGCGTTGCAATCAATCATGTACAAGAATTTTGCTTCAGACTCATCATCAAGTGTTGGATCATAGTTGATCGTAACACCTTTGAATTGAGTATCAGCAACACTCATGTCAATAGCACCTTTGTTTGACCATCCACTGTCAGTGTAAGT